ATAAAAATGACTGGGAATGGCTAAGACCGAGTGTTCCTAAAAAACTTAAACAATATGCTAAAGAAAAATACCGTTTGGTTATTGTTACGGATCAATCAAAGCCTTGGAAGGTAGAAATGATTCAAGATGTAATTCAAACACTGAAACTGTCTATAACTGTTATTATAGGCGTTAAAGAAGATCAAAAACCAAACACACGTCTATTTTTATCTTATTTTACACCTGATAAAAAGATTGATATAGAGAATAGTTTCTATGTAGGAGATGCGGCTGGACGCTCAGGAGATTGGGCAGATCGTGATATACAATTTGCGAAAAACATGAATCTTAAATTTTATGTACCTGAAGAAATATTCGATGCCACACCAATTCGTGCCTTTCCAAAAATAAAAATGCCAAACCAGAAAGAAATAATTATTATGATTGGATATCCTGGATCTGGAAAATCAACTTTAGTTAAAGAACAACTTGTTTCAAGTGGATATTATAGAGTTGATGGAGATGTATTTAAAACAGCAAAAGCAATGATTAAAGAAGCTAAAAATTATCCAGATAAATCAATTGTATTCGATGCGACAAATGGTACACATGAAAGACGTCAAGAATATATTAATTATGCGAAAGAGATTGGAGTACCTATAAGATGTGTATGGGTAAATACACCTATTGAAAAAGCACTAGAACGTGTAAAAAAACGTGAACAAGAGATTGGTGTACATGTACCAGCTATAGCCTTGTATCTTTATCGTAAAAAGTTTGAAGAACCTACATCAGATGAATGTGAAGTAGTTAAAATAGATCAGCTTTAATTTACTATTAAAGAAAATATGATATATATATATCATAAATGAGACTGTGCTGTTGTAAGATGGTGGATCCAATGGAAATAGATGAAAATCCAGAACAAATAGTTTTAAACAAAACTAAACGTAAGAATGCTGTTTTAGATAATAATATAAATAAGCCACTACCTAAAAAACGTAAAAAGAATATACCAAAAACAGTAAAAGAAGCTGTTTGGAATACTTATATAGGTGATTCTTTTGGAAAAATTAAATGCCCTTTATGTCAAATGAATGATATAACACAATTAAATTTTCATTGCGCCCATGTTATTGCCGAGGCAAAGGGTGGTAAGACAACCATTGAAAATTTACGTCCGATTTGTGCTTCCTGTAATTTATCAATGGGTCAAATGAATTTATTTGATTTCCATAATAAATATTTTAAGTTATGAATAGTATTAGTTTGGTAAGAGTTAAGTAATTATTTTTATAAATAAATATACATCAAATAGTTATTTTTTAATTTTGTAAAAAGTTTTCCTAGTGAATTATAGAAATGCCTCCATTAAGAAAAAGTAGTTTAGCTTCTGTAGCATCTTCCGCATCTTCGATGGGTTCTTTAGCATCGTCGGCATCATCGGCATCGACAAATTCTTCCAGATCTTCATCTGATTCATCAAGTAATGATGGTGAAAAAACACCAGCTCAAATAGCTGCTTGCGTTCGTAATGTAGCTAATTTTAGTCATGTAAAACCATTTCATTTATTAGATAAGAAAAACTTCAATCCCGAATTATTATCATATTATTTAGAACAAGCCGCACCAAAACTAGTAAGTTTATTTGAAAAAATAGAAGCATTAGATGCGGCTGACATGAAAAAAGAAGGCAAAGTTTTTAAACATATGATTTTCACTGATAATAAAAGCAGTTCTTATGGAGCCAAGATCATCGCATCTGCTTTTATTTCCAAAGGATTCCAGCCTTCATTCCATGTTCAAGGTACTGGATTTACCCTTCATCCTGAAACTAAATTAATGGAAACCAAGGGTAATAATTTTTCATTATTAATGAGCAAAACGGTGTATGATCGCCCAATGAATGTTAAATTCAAGAAAACAGTTTTAGAAATGTACAATCGCCGTCCAGAAAACACCCAAGGAGAATTAACTCGTTTCATCATTTTAGATCAAGGATTTAAAGAAGGTATTGATTTATTCGATGTAAAATATGTACATTTATTTGAACCCCTTGTCGTAAAAGCGGATGAAAAACAAGCAATTGGTCGCGGTACTCGTTTCTGTGGTCAACGTGGATTAGAGTTTCACCCTCGTTTTGGCTGGCCTCTTTATGTGTTCCGTTACGAAGTAAGTATTTCACCAAAAAGCAGACTTGAATTACGTGGAGCAAAACAAATGTTTGAACTTTATTTAAAATATGCTGATATTGATTTACGAAAAGTTGTATTTGCGGCTGAATTAGAAAACGCGGCTGTAGAGGCGTCAGTAGATAAAGAATTAACACAAGCCGTTCATAATTTTTCGATTGAAAAACCTGCTCCAATCTTACAACAGGGTGGTATAGTATTAAGATCAAACGTACCCAAACCACCTTCTAAAATATACAATAGCTTATCAAATATGCGCGCCCATATAAATAAGGGTTACAAGTTGTTTTCATATCCCAAGGTGAAATTAGAAAATCAATGTAAAGACATGACTGGAGGTGTTAAACCACAATTAGTTCAATTTACACCGACCCAAGACTTTATTCGTCATTATTTCCAACCTGAATCAGCATACAAAGGTATGTTACTATTTCACTCAGTTGGAACTGGTAAAACATGTAGCGCAATTGCGACAGCCAGTACAAGTTTTGAAAAAGAAGGTTATACAATTTTATGGGTAACTCGTCATACACTCAAGAGTGATATTTGGAAAAATATGTTTCAATGGGTTTGCAGTATGACAGTTCAAGAAAAATTAAAAGATGGATCCCTTAAATTACCCGCAAACCTTGGCAACCCTAAAAGATTTGCCCCACCTGAATGGATGGAACCCATTTCCTATAAACAATTTAGCAATATGTTACTCAAGAAAAATAATATTTATAATGAAATTGTTAAACGTAATGGCGCGAAAGATCCTCTTCATAAAACATTAATTATTATTGATGAAGCTCATAAACTATATTCATCGACTGTAGTTGGTAGTGAAAAACCACGCACTGATATTTTAGAAGAAATGATTCAAAATTCATATAAAGTCAGTGGTAAAGATAGCGCCCGTGTTCTATTAATGACTGCCACTCCATATACAGAAGATGGTATGGAAATGATTAAATTATTAAATTTATTACGCGAAAAGGATCCTTTACCTGCCGATTTTGATGATTTTAGCAAAAAATACTTAGATGATCAAGGATTTTTCAAACAAAAAACATTAAAAGAGTTTCAAGATGATATTAGCGGCTATATAAGTTACCTAAATCGTTCTCAAGATGCTCGTAACTTCGCTCATCCTGTATTAGAAGATGTATTTGTAGAATTAACAGAAGAAGCAGAAGAGCCTGAACCTGTATTAAATTCAAAAGGAAAACCGATTAAAGAAAAAATAGTTGGTAAATATGAAAAATGGATGAAAGAAATTCGTGAAAATATGAAAAATAAAAAGGTATTTATAAAAGACGCAAAAAGTGATTATAAAGAATGTATAAAAGAGCAAAAAGGTGCTGTTAAATTACAAAAATTAAAAATTGCTGCTAAGATAAAAGAGGAAATTGAACAAATAAAAGATGACAGAAAAGATGAATTGGAAGAATGTAAGGAAAAACCAGTTAAAGAACGTAAAGTGTGCCGTGAAGAAATAAAAGAAAAATATAATACTATAATTGCTGAGAAAAAGAGCGAAAAGAAAGATACTATTCAACAGAACAAAAATGAAGGATGTATTGAACCAATGAATGATTTAAATGAATTATTAAGCGAATTACAAGAAATTAAAGATGAACAATTACAAGTAAAAGGTTATCAGGAAGCCATTAGAACCCAGTTAAAAGAATTATCAAAAGAATCTGAACACTTACGTGAAATATATGAAGAAGACAAACCCAAATATAAAAAATTACAAAGATCGAATAAGGCTGAATCAAAGAAAATACGTGCTATAAAAGATAAGGTTAAACGTATTGAAGCAATGAGAAAATACCGCACAACAAACTTAAAAGATTTGAAAGAGTTTAAGAACAAAATAACTGCTATGAAAGCACGTTTATCAGCCATTAGAGAAGCTCGTAAATTAATTAAATTACAATTAGGTAAAATAAAATTAACAAAAATATCTCAAAAATTAGCACTCGAAAAACGTTGTAAAATATAAAAATAAGTAAGTATAAATAATATTTTTATTTATTCTAGAAAATATTTATAATCGGTATTATAATTATTTTTATATTCTTTAAAAACTTTTATTGTTTTTGTATTATTATCTATAAAATATTCTCCTTTACATAGCATTTCACGTGCTATTTTTACAGATATATAATCGATTGAACCATCAATTACATTAATTGTACTTGTTTTTTTACAATAGCCACTAACAGAAATAGATGTACTTTCATTTAGATTAGCATTTAGGTTAGGATTAGGATTAGGGTTGATAAAATATTTACAATTTTTACATAGAGGAAACTTATTTTCATTGATTAGAGGTACTTTTACAAAATTTTGTAAATTGGTAGTAGGTTGTGTAGATATTTTAGAGTGAAACATATTAAAGTTTATATATTATAAATAATAAATATAGCTTTATATCAAATGCTTCTTTCTAAACACACTATTGGTAATGTTCGATTATATGATTTAAAAAGCAAAATAAATACAAATTTAATTCGTAGTGATTTTAATAAAATTAAGTACCCTTACAAGAATGTGTCTCGTTTTAAATATATCGATACACATAAAATTATTAAATTAGAAAATAATCAGAATTACCCAGATTTTAAAATGATTCATAGTTCTGGTAGTGAAGAAATGGTTTATTTATCAATGTTATTTTTCATTGAACAAAATAAATTAGAAGTAAATACGGAAATATTATTAGAAGCATTTCATATGAATCCGTATAGTTATAATGACACGGAATGGTTTAATGATAAATCAAATAAAAAAGCTATTTTATGTGTACAAAAAGAAGGTGTTCGAAAATCCATATTTGAATTAACAGATGATATTTTACTTACGAAAGAAGGATTTAAATGGGATATTTTTCCCGGGGAAATGATAATCTTTGATTCAGATAAAGTGAATCAACGTTATTCAAAAAATGAATTCGAAAATGAAGATGGGTTTCAAGATTTACTAATTATAAAATCAACATAGATTTATTTAGTAAATGCGTGTGGAGCATAGATACCTTGCGAAAAGACAGCTGCTGTTCCGAGACCCATAAATATAATTGTATTAACCCAAGAAAGAACCGTTTTTCCAAAAAATTTCCAATTAACTCCCTCCATTCCTTCGATTAATCCAACACCCATAATACCACCTGTAATACATTGAGAGGATGATGTAGGAAGACCGTATTGTGACGCGATCATTATAACAAATGATGTAGCTAATTCAGCTGAAAATCCTCGTGTTGCTGTAATTTTTGATAATTTAATACCTACAGCTTGTGTTACTTTATAACCGTACGTTGCCAAACCAATAACCAGACCAGTCGCACCTATAATAATAATCCAAATAGGTGATGATACAGATGTTTGTATTTTATTGGTATTTACAATATCCCATATAGCAGATAATGGTCCAGCCATATATCCTACTTCAGCAGCACCGTGTGCGAAAATTACACATATAGCTGAGAATACTTGTAGATATTTAAATACGTTTTCAGTTTTCGGATCAAATACCTCTGCGTTTTGATGTATTTCTGCGATTGTTACATCTTCGTCAATTATTTTATGAATATCTTGGTTAACTCCTTTCAGTAATACCATACTATTCTGTTTTGAAGATTCGGTTTCGATGATTACTTCTTCGACGACAGGGATTAACTCTTGTTTTTCGATATGACGTTTTAATAAGGGAACGCCTACAATTCCTGTTAGTAAACTAGATCCACATGCTATAATACTTGTAACCCATAATGTTTTTTGATCAGACCAATTATCATTTCCTTGGAGAGATTTTTTAGCACCTTTTGTAAATACAAAATAGATATTAACCCATGTTGTTAATAAAACCAGTGGAGGCATAACATAATAGGATAGTTGATACGAATTAGGGCGTCTTAAAATAAGTGAACGCGTTGACCAAAAAATAAATGCGGATGTAGCGCCCGTTAAAATTGGAGATACAAACCATGACAGTGCGATAGGTAAAAAACCTTTATATGGGGGAAATGATTTAGGGTCAGATTTAATCCAAAGAACACCATTCTTTCCACCATATACGAGAGAGAATCCAATAATACCACCTATAATTGAATGGGTGGATGATACATTTAATCCATAATAAGATGTGCTTGCTAACCAAACGGTACCAATAACTAAATTACACATCATACCATAAGCATATACCATTGGATTACTTTTAAACACAGCGATATCAGCAATTCCTCCAGCAATTGTATCAATCGATACACGTCCTAACACGAGCGCGCCTGTAAATTCAAAAATTGCTGCTAAAATAACAGCTTGTTTCATTGTAAGTGTTTTAGCACCAACAGAAGTACCAAAAGCATTACCTACATCATTTGCTCCGGTACCCCAACCAAAACCAAATGCGCCGATTGTACCTACAATGAAAATCCATAGATATTCTGATAACATTCTTTCTTAACTGTGTATATATATTAATTGAGATATCCTTATATACAATGTAAATAAAAACTTGAAATTTAATTATTAACTAATTTAATTACAATAATAAAGATGAGAGGTATTTACGTATTGGATTTAGATAATGGTAATATTTTAATAAATATATCTGATTCAATTCAAGATGCTGAATTACAAGCAGCTGTGCTTTTACGAAAATATGAATCTTCGGCTAATTTCGATGGTTCCTATCATTATTATCCAATTCTTAAAAATGAACAGGAATCCGCAGCCGAAAAACGTATTTATATTATGATTGCTAAAAAATATGGATTAAATTGTATTATGGCACGTTCAGAATTACTAGAATCAATTGGCAAGGGTACATGGGGTCCTGATATGGAAATACGACGTATATTAAATGTAGCATCGAGTGGTTCATTTCAGCCATCCTCGATTGAAAATGAAAAAGAGCAATTTCCCATATCAATTTAGTAAGTTAAAGCATATATAATCCTTTTTGTTAAGTTTTGATTTTAAAACTATTTAAAAATAAAAATAAACCTTTTAAGTTTTTTATAAGATTTTTTAATTTGAGTAAGCTAATCCACCCATACCAGACATGACGCGGAGAACGTTGTAAGATAAGGCGTATACGCGGATCTTGGCTGTGCCGGATAGACCACTGTGTCCAATGTTTAGGACGGCAGAGTCAATGCGGGACATGTTTAAGGTGCCAGAGGGTTGATGCTCTTCGGGTTTTAAGGCGAAGGAGTATACGTTGATACCCTCGTTGGTGGGGATGTTCTCGTGATGTTGGTAAGGTTGAACTAAGTTGAAGTAGTCACCGGCACGTTCGGCGAATCTATCATGACCGTTGAGTTGGAGTTTGGCGGTTGTGCATAGATTGACACCAGTGGTTTCAGCGGCGTTATCAGTGAAGTTGAACCAGTCGTTGGAAGATGTACCAACAACGGCGTCACGTTGGATAACCCAGACAAGTTCCTTAACGGGGTGGTTGAAGTTTAACTTGACTTTGGAAGCAACGGCGCTGGATTGAACAGATTCATCACCTGTGAATTGAAGTTGTTCAATGAGGTATTCGTGGCTTAGTTGGGCGAATCTGCGGCGTTCATCAGTGTCTAAGAAGATGTAATCAACCCATAGAGAGGCGGAAGCGAGGGAATCGCCAGAGCCTTGGGCGGATACACCGTTGCCAATGGGGGCGTTCATCTCGGCTTGGCTGCGGAATTCAAGGTTTACCTTAACTTCGTGGTATTGGAGAGCAATTAAAGGTAAGGCAAGTCCTGGGTTGCGGCAGAACCAGAATTCAAGGGGAACGTATAAAGTGGCGGCGGTGGCAATTGGGATATCGGCACCAACCATCTTTTTGTAACCGTCACGTTTACCTGTGGGTAAAGAGAGTTCGTTCCAGATGTACATCCAGTCACCGTATTGTTTGTCAATGCGTTGACCACCGATTTCAAGTTCAACGTTCTTGACAAGGACTAAACCAGCGTAGTCAGTGTATTTCTCACCAGCACCTAGAGCGGGAAGAGCCACTTGTAGGTACATGCGATGGATGAGATCACCATTGCGGCTGATTTGGCATGTGACACGGCGACCGAAGTCAGCGGCACCGTTGAATGTTTGTTCAATGGCTTCCATGCTGAAGTTGGTGTGGCGTCTGTAAATCACTTTGAAGAAAGTAATTTGGGGGTTGCCGGTTAAGTAAACGTCTTGTGCGCCGTAAGCTACGAGTTGTAAAAGTCCTCCGCCCATTTCTTTGGATACTATTAACAAAGAAAAAAATTTAAATAAAATTTTTGTGTAAAAATAAGTACATATTGTTTTACCATTAGGCTTCTAGTTAGAGTAAGCTAATCCGCCCATGCCAGACATTACACGTAAGACGTTGTAAGATAAGGCGTATACGCGGCATCTGGTGGCAGAGGCAACGGTTGTTAAGTTTAGAACAGCGGAGTCAATGCGGGACATGTTTAATGTACCAGATGGTTGATGTTCCTCGGGTTTTAAGGCGAAGGAGTACACGTTGATGCCAGGGTTGGTGGGGATGTTTTCGTGATGTTGGTAGGGTTGAACTTTGTTGAAGTATTTGCCCTCGCGTTCAGCGAATCTATCGTGACCATTGAGTTGGAGTTTGGCAGCAGAGCATAAGTTAGCGCCGTTTCTGGTGTAGTCAGTGCCGTTGGTGTCGTAGTTGCCGAAGTAAGAACCGGCGGCTTCTTGCATGACCCATACAAGTTCCTTGACGGGGTGGTTGAAGTTTAGCTTGATCTTGTTGGCTCCAGTGCTGACGGTTTCCTCACCAGTGTATTGGACTTGTTCAATTAAGTATTCGTGGCTTAATTGAGCGAAGCGGCGACGCTCATCGGTATCTAAGAAGATGTAGTCAACCCATAGAGAGGTGGTGCCCATGGTACCGGCGGTGATACCGGCATTGGCAGCGCTCTCGAATTCAAGGTTAACCTTAACTTCGTGGTATTGAAGGGCGATGAGGGGTAAGGCAAGTCCTGGGTTGCGGCAGAACCAGAACTCAAGGGGAACGTATAGGGTGGTGGTGGTGGTTGTAACGGCATCGGCACCAACCATGTTCTTGTAACCGGCAAGTTTGCCAGCGGGGAGAGA